TGGGTGGTAAACCTTTAGATGATAGTAAAGGCTGGGAAAGAGGAAACTCAGGGGAACAGCGTTATAAATGCGTTGTTGCTGTATCTAATGATAATGTAGCGATTATTTTCCCTAAAGCAAATGTTATCGGGCGCGGAGCGTCTACCGATGGAGCCGTTGGTTTAGCTATTTCAGCCATTCCTTTGAAGGTTTCAACTACCATTGCATCCGAATATCAGTTTGATGTTGAAGGCAAGACTTTAAAGGGAATTTAAAGTACCATTAATGAATCACAACAGAAAGGGGCAGGCGGATACATTCTGCCCGTCCCTTTCTTGCTTAATATGAATATCCAATGAACAAAGCAGCAAATTTAGTCGCTAACGCTATTTTAGGCGATGACCTCAAAGTCGTCATTTTGGGAAGTAAAGCATATACCATTCAGTCTCCTACAATAGCTGTTATATGTAAATCAATAAAATATCTGTCTTGTATAGATCGTACCACAACAGGTAAAGAAGAACTGAGTAAAGCAAAAGAAGATTTGGAGAATCTGCTAAAGGGATTGTCTGTTTTCATTTTTGACGATCCGGATAAATATACGGAGATTCAAGATGCGACAATGAAGGAATTGAAAGAAGCACTTGAAACGGTTATAAATCTAATCTCCGCAGAGGATTTTTTCGTCTGTGCCGCCTTAGCCGAGAGCGTGGCAAGAATGGCGGCGATACCAAAGTGATAGGCAATGAAACAATGATAGGGCAAATTGCCACATTCATGGAAACTTTAAAGCTAACTTATAATGAGATAGTGTATCGTATTCCATATAGAAATCTATTATTAATGCAAAAGGATATTCTACACCAAGTCACAGGTGATCTGATTATCGAGCGAGACGGACGTTATTTATTGAACCGGACAAAGAAAGAGGGGTAATTTATGGCAAAACTTAGTTTTGATGTTTCTGCCAAATGGCAAGAAGTGCAAAAACTCAGAGAAGAGGTAGAAGCTCTGAAAACGGCTCTTAAAGACTTTAATGTTGCTGGTGACATGAAGGGTTTCGAAGAGTTAAATAAGAAATATCAGGAATCGACACAAAAACTGAAAGAATATGAGCAGCAGGTTCAAAATTATCAACGTATTATAGATCAGCTTAATGTATCTAATGGAGTAATGGAAGGCGCACGACAGATGGCATCGGAGCTTAATAATGCTACGGATGTATTTGTTGAACAACAGCTGAAAGTCAAAGCCTTAAATGAAGATGTCAAGAAACTAAATAAGTCTTATTTGGCATTGTCTGATATAGACAAGAGGGGGCAAAAGGGATCAAATATCTTGACTGAATTAAAGGAAATAACTCACCAATATACAATAGAAAATGAGGCTCTAAAAAAACTCAGAAAAGAATATTCCGACAATATAAAAATAGAAGGGGTGGCAGCGGATTCTCTTGTTTCCCTGAGAAAACAGTTGTCATTACTTAATGCAGAATATGATCGTCTTTCCGCTTCGGATAGAAAGGCTGCGATCGGAACCGATTTGCAAAAGCAGATACAGTCGTTGAATACCGAGATTAGTGCGGCAGAACAGGCTACCGGCCGATATCAAAGAAATGTAGGAAACTACGCTTCTGCCTGGAATGGTTTGGGAATGTCGGTACAACAAGTAGCGAGAGAATTGCCATCTTTAGCTATAGGATGGAATACTTTCTTTTTGGCCATATCAAACAACCTCCCTATGCTTGCAGACGAGTTAAAGAAAGCGTCGGCAGAATACAAGGCTTTTAAAGCGGCTGTTGCGGCCGGGAACAATGATGTAGCTAAAGTTGCGCCAGTATGGAAACAGTTAATTTCGTCTATTTTCAGTTGGCAAACAGCACTTGTTGTTGCAATAACAATGCTGTCTGTCTATGGAAAGGATATTATCGAATGGACGAAGAATTTGTTTGGAGCTGATACAGCGCAAAAGAGGTTGAATGAGTCATTGAAAGAATTTAATAATTTAGTAGAAAAAGGACAAGCCAATGCTAAATTATTGTTCGATGCGGTTAAACGTACTGAAGAAGGGACACAAGGACGGGCGAATGCCATACGTGAGATAAACAAAGCGTATGGGGAATACTTGCCTTATCTACTATCAGAAAAGTCGTCTTTAGATGAATTGAACAATGCTTATAAAGTTGTAACAAAATCAATACAAGAGGCTACAGCAGCAAAGGTCCAGCAAAAGGCGATTGATGAAGCGACAGAAGATAGTATTAAGAATCAAGTATCAATTATGGATGATTTGGAGAAATCCGTGTCAAAAACATACGGAATAGCAAATCAACAACTTTCTTCTGAAATAGTAAAAGGTTTTAGGGATTCAATAGAGGAATCATACAATCAAGGAGAAAATTCTATAAAAGCAGCTTCTAAAGCAATCGCAAAAATAAGAGATAAGTACCAAATTAAAGATCCTCTTGCTTTAGCGAACTTAGGTAACGAGTTGAAGAAGTTTTCGCTTGAAGTGTATAAATACAATAATGATGTCAGAAGAATCAGAGAACAATATAACCCATTCTTTGACAAAGAACAGGCAGACCAAGCCATAATAGAGAATAAGAAACATTATGAGACGATGAAGTCTCAAGCGGAATCTTATCTAAATTCAATAGCTGCGGACCAAAAGAAATTACTTGACGCAGGGAAATTTGAGGGGATAGATGAGGAAACCGTGAGAAGATATAAAGAGGCAAGAGCTAATATACAAGAAGCAACCAAGCAATTGCACGTTTACGATTCTTATGATAAACAAAATAAAGCCGCAGAAAAAGAAGCCGAAAAGCAAGCAAAAGAGCAAAAGAAGATTCAGAAGCGAATAAATAACGAACTATTAGAACTTCAACGTCGTAACGAGCAATCCCGGATTGATCTGATGGAGGAAGGTTCCGATAAGCGCATTGCCCAAATAGAATATGATTACGATCGTGAAATAGAGGCTATCCGTAAAAAGGAGAAAGAATGGAGGGAGGCGCAAGGAGGAAAACTGACGCAAGAGCAGACTGTTGAAATAAAAACGGCCGTTACGCAGGCAAAAACTACCCGTATGCGTTCTACTCAAGAAGTGGAATATGAGCAGGTTGAAGCCCAGCGTAAGGCTATGAATGATTATTTGAAAGAATATGGTTCTTACCAGGAGAAGAAAATGGCTCTTGCAGTCGAATATGGTCAAAAGATCGCTGATGCTGAAACTGAAGGTGAAAAATTGATGCTTGGTAAGCAATGGGATAAAGAATTGCTTGATCTTGAAATTAAGACCAAAAATTCTTCAAATGCTATTATTGCTCTTTTTGGAGATATGCGCGATAAATCTTTGAAGGAGCTGCAAGAACTTGCTTCAAAAGGTCAGGAAGCACTTGATTTTATCAAAAATGGTAAATGGGACGCAACTGTTGGCTCAAAACTAGGTATAACAGAAGATGAATTTAGACGCTGGCAAGAAGCACCAGAAGCTATACGGCAGGCCGGTGAATCGCTAAGGGGAGTAAAAGATCAAGCAGAGACTTTACAGCCTGCATTTGATAAAGTAACACAAGGCTTAAAACGTTTTTTCGCCGCAGGGAATGATCCTAAGAAATTAACGGAATCATTGCAGCTTATAAATGAAGGTGTAAATGAGGTTACTTCTTCGGTCCAATTTTTGTCTAATACATTTGGCAAGCTGGGCGACTCGTTTGGTGGGGTATTTAGTGGTATAGCTGAAGGTTTGAATATCGCAATGGATGCTGTTAATTCGACAATGCAAGGAGCGCAAGCCGGAGCAATGTTTGGCCCCATTGGAGCCGCAGCCGGAGCAGCTATTGGCGTCGTTTCTTCTTTGGCTTCCGCTATCGCTAAAATTCATGATAAAAAAAATGAAAAGCGCATCCAGAAATTACAGGATCAGATTGATGTACTTGATGCGTCATATGAAAAGCTGGGAAGGTCTATAGAAAAAGCCTATTCGACTGATGCTTCTCAACTAATAGATCAGCAAAATAAACTTCTTGAGCAACAAAAACTTCTTATTCAGCAACAAATCAAAGAAGAACAAGACAAGAAAAAATCAGATGACAATCGTATAAAAGAGTGGCAGAAGCAATTATACGATATTAATGCTCAACTTGAAGAGAATAAAGAAAAAGCGATAGAGGCCATCACTGGGACAGATGTTATGTCCGCTATTGATGAGTTTGCTAAGGCCTATGCCGACGCATGGGCTACAGGAGAAAATGCCGCAGAATCATCCGCTAAAGCTGTTCAAACACTCATTAAAACCGCTATCATAGAGTTTTTAAAAAAGAAGCTGTCTCCTTCGGTTCAAGATTTCATGAAGCAGTTGGCCGACTATATGTCCGATGGTATCGTGTCGCCATGGGAAGAAGCCGAATTGAATAAGTTGAAGGAAAAGATGGACAAGGAGGCACAAGAAATATTTGAAAATTCTGGCAAATGGCTAAAGGATGAAAGCAAATATGAGCAACAGGCAACAAGCGGAGGATTTGAAGTAATGTCTCAAGATTCAGCGAATGAATTGAATGGGCGATTTACGGCTTTGCAAATGATTGGGGAAGAAATTCTTTTGTATTTGCAGAGTTCTAACCAGATTGCAAATCTGCTGTATATAAGTGCAAGTATTGATTCGATAAATATAAGAATTGCGTCATTGTATGATATTGCAGATGAAACTCGCGTGATGATGGCTAATATATATATAGAATTGCAGCAAATTAGTGATAATACCGGAGATACGGTAAAGCAATTAAAAGAAGTAGTTTCCAAGTTGACAAAGATAGAAAACAATACAAATAATTTATAGTATGAAAGTTCATGATATAATGCAGAAAGCAATCTCTTTAGGTGCTTGTTGTGAGTCAGGAAAAGCTACAGACTGGAAAAGTTTGTGTTGGCTTTTCTTTTCCCCACAAGGCCGGGAGTTTTGCGAACATAACAACTATCCACCCCTAGAATCATTTAGGGGGATGGCCAAGAATGTGAAACCGTTTGGGGTTTATGTGGATTGTGGATATATTGAACTCTGCAATAAACCAAATGTTGCAGTAGTAGGAAATACCATTGCGAGCTTGTCTTATGATGATAATACAAAGGTTCATAAGGTAATGCTCATGCACGGGGGAAAGGCTAAAATAGAAGCAACTAACTATTCCGTGATATTAGTTGTAAATATCGGAGGATGTGAGGTCGATATTATAAATGACGGAACTGCAAAAATATTATAGATTATGTTGGGAGACTTATTTATAAACAGTAATGATGCTTGGGGAACATATAGGGTTGCTATGGGGGAAAGCTTTATTCAGAACCTTCTTACTCCTGCCGGCAATAAGGATTTTATAGAAAGCGAAAGCCGCCTTGAAAACGGGAAGATGGTAATATATAACAATCCTAAAATTTCAAGTCGTGATGTGACATTGACATTTAATATTCACGGCGATACTCCCGAAGAATATTTATCCAATTATGCAAAGTTCGTTTCGGAACTCCAGAAGGGAAAAGTTATAGTTCGGGTTCCAGCTATTGGCATGTCCTTTATTCTTGTTCATAAAAAATCTACGAGTTTTGCTCTTGACAGGTCGCGTATGAACAGCCGGTTATCTGTTAAGTTTGAAGAGCCTAATCCTGATGATAGAGATTAATTCACGACAATCATATTATTGTCGTATTTAGGAAGTTCAGAAAATTGGACTTCCTTTTTTTATCCCTGAACTTTGAACATATGATTGATATAAGGGACATATCAGGCAGAATCAAGTTGTCAGTATCAATAGGATCGAGTTCATTACATCGATTTGAACTGATGAAAGAGGATTATATTAGTATTGTATTCTCTTTAGAAACTCCGGTACAATTGGAGATAGGCGACAATGTGGATTATGAAGGCTCGCTTTATTATATAACAGATAAAGTATACCCAACATTTAATACTTCTAATGGTGGATATGATTATACACTTAGGCTAGAATCACATTATTATCGATGGAAGAATCATATACTTTTTTATGATCGACAAGGAAATAAAGAAGCATCTTGGAGCCTTACCCGTTCCCCGGAAGCGCATTTGAGCATTGTCGTTTCCAATCTCCGTGCAATAGGATTTACTTTTAAAGGCAAGGAATATCAAGCTATAGTGGATAGCACTGTTGATCCTGTAGCTAAATTTGTGCAGTATAACAACACAAACATCATAGATGCTCTGACAAAAATAGCGGAGGCATGGGAATGTGAATGGTGGGTTGATGGGGATAAAATATATCTTGGACATTTGGAACATGGGGAACCTGTAAACTTGGAAATAGGGAAGGAAATATCTTCAATGTCAAGGAGCCAGAGTCAGGATATTTTTGCAACAAGACTATATGCTTTTGGATCGTCTCGAAATCTCCCTTCTGACTATCGGAAGGGAGAAACGGGGGCAGTCGTCGAGGGTGTCGTCCAAAAAAGACTGATGCTTCCTGCTGGGACTCCGTATGTGGATGTTATCGAAGGCTTGGAGGAAGAGCAGGTTGTTGAAGCGGTCATTATCTTTGAGGACATCTATCCTCGTGTGACCGGAACGATAACTGAAGTAATTCCTAAGGAAATCACAGATGAGGATGATTCTGGCGATCCTATCACATTCACTGTATATCGGTTCAAGGATGCGAATTTGACATTTAAAAAAGAATATATTCTTCCCGGACAGGACTTGCACGTCATATTTCAGACCGGTCCCCTTTCGGGAATGGATTTTGCTTTGGAATTCAACCCGGAAAGATTGCCGGAAGATAACCCGGAAGCGCAAGTGTTTGAAATAGTACGCAATGATACTTATGGACAGACTTTGCCAGAAAGCCCACTTATTCCAGGTATAGGGAATAAATATATCTTGTACAATTTTGATACCCGTTATGTAAATGACGCTCTAATTCCACAGGCTGAACAGGAACTTTTGGAAAGAACGATTGCATATAAGGACAAGGTCGTTTCTGATCCTTCGACATATACATGCAGTCTTAATTCTTATCGGGTTTCCGGTTATGATGAAAACAATGGGTTGTTAAATCCAGAAAAAGAAATCAACCTGTTGCCAGGGCAAAAAGTAAACCTTATAAATAAGGCGTATTTTGAGAACGGTCGTATCTCTCGTGTAATCGGCTTTGAGAAGAAGTTGGATATCCCCTACGATTCCCCTGTATACACAATCGGGGAAAGTGCAGCCTATTCCCGATTAGGGGAACTGGAACAAAAGTTAGATAATATTCAGTTTAAAGGGAATACTTATGTGAATCAAGGTGGCGGCTTTGGTGTTTATATCGTGAAAAAGGATGATGCTACTGCTGCTTCAGATGAAAATGTATTTTCAGCACTGCGTACACTATATGAGATAAATAAGGCTTATGTAGACATAAGTGATATGTATCTTCGCAAAGATATCGACGATACCGCCCACGGGAATATACTTTTTGACAAGAAGATCGGCTCTTCCATTTTCATAGACGGCTGGGAAGGTAAAGGCTGGGAAATCCAGAGTACGGGCGCCGCCATATTGGATTCGCTTCGTGTGAGGAGTGATATCTATGTGGGGGGCAATACCGGATCGCCAACTTTTGCATCCGGTTTTACCGGTTGGGGATGGCAGATAGACACACTGACGGCCACCGGGGAGATGGACAACCTCTTTATTCGAAAGACATTCACTGCTTACGAGATTGTCTATTCCCAGATTTACGGTTTAGGAGGTAGCCAGATTGTTTCTGACATCAACAAAATAGCCAGAGTAGAAGTGATGTCTGACCGTTATCGCTGTTATATGGACGATATGGATGGTCTTATGCTTATGAACCTGCGTAAGGGTGACGGTGTCAGAATACAGACACGGACGGGAACGACCAGTATCAAGTATCTTTTCGGACGTTGTATCGGTGTAGACAGTGACTATTTTGATATAGCTATTCCTCTGATAGAAGGGACAGGGCAACCGGAAGCCGGAGATTTTGCCCTTCGTTGGGGTAACAATGAAGATACGGACCGGCAGGGATTAATATATCTAACAACGGCCGATAGCGGTGCGCCATTTATCGATGTGTACGATGGTATTACTGATGCCAGCACCGAAGGCAAGTTGAAAGCCCGTATTGGACACCTGACAGGAATCAGGACACAGAGAGGCGATCAGTTGTCTGGTTATGGGGCTTATTTGAACGGGATATACGTTGAAAACTCGACATTCATTCTTCAAAACGGAGATACCATTGAGCAGACCTTTATTGCCATGAACGGCAAGTTTGAAAGCCTTATTGATAGCATCCGTAACGACATATCCGCAGAAGGTGGTAACATCCTTGTAAACTCTTCTTTCAGCCAGAATACAAACTATTGGACAGCCGCAAATAACGTTCATTTTATCAACGTAGGTGGAGAATATCTTTGGCTGGATGGTAGCTTCTATGTAGAAAAGGATCAAGTTGCCGATATTTATAATGACAACGGTCAAAACGTTCTGCGAATAAGGAACACGTATATCCTTCAGCAGAATGCTATAATGAATATCCCGGATCACACGGAAGAAGAGGAAAAAACGTATTCTTTCTCTTTGTTCTATAAGGTGCTCCGTCCCGGTTCTTGCGGTTTCGGTATTCCGGGGACCGAGTTGTATCATGAAGAGCAGCTATCGGAAAGCGACAGCTATCAAAAGTTGTCTAAGGTCGGGAAATGGAACGGGGAAGGTGATTTTGAACTGAGATTCACTGGTGAGATACTTATTTATGGTGTAGGGCTGTTTTCTGATGAGATTGCGGATGCTATTGTCAAGTTGCAGACACAGATCGACCAGACAGACGAATACATCAAACTGTTGGCGACAAAAGATTATGTAGATAGTGAGACGGGAGAAATCTATGTCCACTTTGACAGTCAGTTGCAGATTACCGCAGAACAGATGTCCGGTATATCTACGAAGGTGGATAATATCAACAATACGATAGAAAGTGCCGGGTGGATCACGCAGGCGGATGCTGTTTCTCTGTTTGCATCGAAAAATGATTTAAAAACACTTGAAACATCGGTTGCAAACCTGTCCGTGGAGTATGATCAGATATCTTCGGCCGTAGGAACAAATACTCAAGGCATAAAAGATGCAGCAGATTTAGCAAATAAAGCTTTTGAATGCGGTTTGTATTCACAGGAACAATATTCCCAAACAAATGATCCTTGGCAATCTTGGCCATCAGGTCAGGAATTT